TTTCTTTAAGTTTTTTATTACGACAATCTCTTTTCCACACGTGCGACAAGTTGGTGTTGGACACGTTTGCTTTTCCGTTGGTTTTTCGATTTTTTTCCGATAAACACACTTGTAACAAATATCTGATTTATTTAAGAAATCGGTAATTAACCGATCAATTTTGCAATTATTACAAATCATAATCCTCACTTTTATTTGACTTATAATATTTCTATTACACAAAGTCAATACAAGGGCGTTAAAAAGTCGGATAAGCCCTCCGACGCGGCGTAATTATTATTAGTGTGGGCCTAGCCGACCACCAAGCAGAGAGGAAATTCAATGACCGAGATTCAAAGCCAAGATAGCGAAGTCCAAGAGGTAGCAACTCAGGTAGAAGCGCAAGTCAATGAAGTGAGAGAGACACAACAGCAGATTCAAGAGCCGGTAACTAACCAGCACTTGAAGGCGATGCGTCTCAAGAATGCCGAACTCGAAAGAGAACTGAAGCAACTGCGAGAAGGTCAGATGCAGCTATTGCAAGCACAACTTGCTAATCAGCAGCAGCCTGTCCGTCAAGAGGTTGATGAGTTTGATAAAATCGGTGATGAAGAGTTCATTCCTTTAGGTAAGGTGAAGAAGCTAGCTGAGAAAAATACTCAGAAAGTCCTTAAAAACACGGAAGAACTCGTACGCAATGAAGTGCAAAAAGCACTTAATAAACAGCACCAAGATCAATTCATGGAACGCTTGAATCGTCAGTACTCGGATTTCTCCGAGGTCGTCAATCCTGAAACTTTATCAATTTTGGAAGAAAAGGAACCGGAGTTGGCGGCGACGATTGCGGATTTAAAAGACCCGTATAAGATCGGAGTCCAAAGCTACAAATACATCAAAGCGATGGGACTTTCCCAGTCAGCAACAGAAGCGCGAAGAGAGAAAGAAGTAGACAAGGCCATTGCTAAATCAGAGAAGTCGGTGACTTCTCCTATGGCATACGATAAGCGACCTATTGCCCAAGCCTTCAAGCTCACTGATGCTATGAAAAAAGACCTTTATCGTGAAATGCATGGATATGCAGCCCTCGCCAGCTCGGTTCCCGAAATGACCTAATAGGTCAAAGGGAACAACAATATGACAGTATCAATTGCATCGTTGCCACCGCAAATTCAACAGCGGTACAACGCAAAATTGCTGTCAACTCCTGAGCACAACTTAATTCACCAGTTGTTTGCTACACCAGTTGAGTTGCCAGACAATCAAGGTTTCATTGATCGTCAGTCACGTTATGACAGGCTTGACCTGTTTGAAGTGCCTCTCGATGATGGCCAAAATAATCCACCACCACAACAGCTTAATCGCGTTGATGTGGACTGCCGTGTACGCGTTTATGCGACTTATATCGTATTGACTCGTCAAGTGACTATCACCAACGAAGACCCTGTGCTTAATTCTGCAGCAGCTCGCTTGGGACAATCTCTACGTGAAACACAAGATGCCCTTCAGAGAGATAACCTAGAGGCAACTGCAAGTATAATTAACTGCGTGGGTGGTACTAACGGCGACATTCCTACTGAGATGACAATCTCAGACGTGGATGACGTCTTTACAGTGCTTCAGAACAATTCTGGCGAGTACATAACAAACATCGTAGAGGCCGACTTACGTTTTGGCACATCTCCTATCGGCGATGCCTACGGTTGCATGTTGACAACTCGAATGATTCCAGTTCTTTACAACATGACTGGATTCATCAAGAAATTCCAATATCCGAACATATCTCAAACATTAAGCGTTGAGATAGGCGGAGCGAATAACGTGCGTTTCTTTGCTTCTGAGCAAGGATCTGTCTCTCTAAATGCTTCTTTACTTGGAAACGACATTGCTAACTGCTTTGTTGCTGCAAAAGAAGCTTACAAAGTTGTGTGGCAAGCAGGTGGTAAAGCTCGCTTTATCTATCTGCCTCCTGGATATAACAACGACCCATGTATGTTACGTCATACAGCTGGTTGCTCGTTCTATCAAGGGCAATGTATCACCAACGACCTCTGGATTCAAAACCTACGTTCAACAGGCATTTAAGGAGGTCAATTATGTTACCATATTCTTTTATTGGAAAGTGGGATTACACAAATCCTGCAACTCCTGTAGCCGTCAATATTCCTATGACGGACAGACCTGACTATGTAATTGTAAAAAATTTAACCAATTGGGGTGATACAACTGCAATTACAGCATTGGAATCAGAGTGGTTTAGTTCTATGGCTCAAGGTTCTTACATTGGTAAGAGCCAGACAATCACAACTGATGCTTTGTCTACAACAACTGGCACAAGCGGTGGATTTACTTTCATTGATCAAACAAATCCTCCAACTTATGCAAGAGTGGCCATAACAGCAGTTAATGGAACAACATTTGTAGTTTTAACAGGCACTACAACAGGTATTAATGTTGGTGATTTTGTAAGACTAATAAATGTAGTCGGAGCTCATGAATTAAGCGGTATTTTATTCCAGGTTACAGCTGTAAATGCTGGGGTAAGTATTACTTTAGGAATGGCGGCAACAGCTGCAACAGCAGGATGGACAATTGCTAATGGAACAACTGGATTTTACCAAAAAGTATATCCAAATTTCATGTATCCATCTTTAAGACAAGTATTGTACATCACACAAGCAACTCAAGCTAAAGTTTATTTTGGAAGACCAAATGACTTTACACCTGGTGAGCTTGTAGACTTCCAAATTCCTACTCCTTATGGAATGACACAGTTAAGCAACTTAACTGCCACTCCTCAGGGAGGACCAACAGGAAATCCTCCTGGGGCTGCAAGAGTTCTTCAAACGATTAACTCTGCTACGGAATCATCGATCGTCATTGATTATGACACTACTGGATTTACAGCCTTTGCATATCCAACTAGTGCCAATTTCGCTGGTGGTCATTCACCTGCGGTTTGTTTCCCTGCTGGATCTGGAATTGTTCCTGCTGGTGCTAGTGCAACAGTGATAGGAAGTTCAACAATTCCTCAAAGTCCTCCAGGAACCAACCTAGTCGATGCATTCGATAATCGTGCTCAATATGTCATGAACCTTGGCCTAAACGTAGTGGGAGCAGCTTCTGCTCACATGGTCGTTATGGCATTTAAGGCTGATTTTAATAATGCAATCACTAATGCGTAATTAATAAATGGAGAGGGGATAATTTATCCCCCTCCTTTAACTAAAGGGAAAATATTCATGGAAGTTAGAGAATTAAATAAGAAAGCAAAAAATACAATGCCTCCTGCAGAACGAGAGGAACTCGTGAAAAAGATGCGCAAAGAAGACGATAGACTCGTTACAGGCATGTTTGAATTTCTTGATGCTCAAGGGGGATGGCTAGAGTTTGCTTATAGAAAATACCCAGGTGAGCCTATTCAAATGATTAAGATGATTCATGGTGAGATTTGCGATCTTCCTATGGGAATTGTTAAACATTTAAATAATACCAAAAAGAAAGTGCGACGTTACTCAATGGAAATACCTGCGAGTGGTCAGAGAGCTCCTCGTAGCTTTGAAACAGTTTCTAGAGTGAGATTTACCCCAACGAATGTGTTATGAGCAACCCATTTAACTCAAATTTTGGGCCTCCGTTTGGGTCGGATTTCATTCCGAATCTGCAATATATAACGAATATTACACAATCTGCTCCTGCTATTGTTACTTTTTTAAGTATTCATAATTTTACTGTTGCAGAATGGATAAGTTTTCGCATTCCTCCTCCCAATGGAATGATACAACTTAATAATCAGAAAGCTCAAATTCTATCTATCACGCCTACAACTGTAACAATAGCAGTGGACACATTGGATTTTTATCCGTTTATATATGTACAAGACCCTCAAGTTCCTTGCGTAGCAGTTCCAGCAGGTTCTGGAATTGTTCAGGGGACTACGACGGTTACTTTAGAAGATGCATTTGATAACCAACCGGTATTATGACAACAACAACCACATTCGTACCAACATATCCTCTGTATCCGACTCTAGCGAACGCAGTCACTAAGACTCGCAAGCTGACGGGTTCCAGTAACTCGTTTCAAGTGACGGATTCATACATTGTGCAGCAAATGCATAGTTTCTATTCCTATGATTTGCCAGCTAAGTTTAGGTCATTGAAACTCAAGGACGTATATACTTTTACAACGAATATTGGTCAGGATGTATATCCTTTCAATAGTGAGTTGTATATTACAGTTAACCAACCATGTTATTGCGCTAAAAGAGAAATTAAACTCTTTAACAATCCTTGGTCATTCTACGGAGCTAATTTTAACTGGCAACAATTTACTATTTTTGCAACTGGTGATGGAACAACAGGTTCCCAGACAGGGTCGATTACTAACATAACAAATGCCACAAATGCTGTAGTCACTGCGCCTAGTCATGGTCTTGTAACAGGTACGGCGATCATCATAAATAATGTTGTTGGCATGACTCAAGTGAATGGAAATTCCTACAATATTACGGTCATAAATGCTAATAGCTTCTCTATAGGAGTAGATTCAACCACATTTGGGGCTTATATTTCGGGTGGCTCATGGTATTCCTCACCTTACAATGGCTTCACTACAGCCTTTCCATTCATTCCTAGCGTAAACAATGATCCAGGGACTCAGACGAATCCTAATCTCTTCTTTCCTCAAAGCCGAGTTCAGAACATTCTTATCACAGCTAACGTGATTGGTCCTAATGGGGTAGGAGAAACTCAAAGCGTGACTGATGATGGTCAGGGGAATCTAATTCAAATATTCCAAACATCAAATAATGGAAATCAAGAATACGGCTGGACCTACTACCGTCAATATGCTTCTTCGACACCTAATCAGGCAGGAAATGCAACGATTAACTATCAGACTGGTGCGATAACAGGCTTAACGTTCGCTCGAGCGATACCTGCCGGCACACCAATTCAGATTCAATATAATCCTAAGCAATTTCAAATTCCTCTTGCTATCATGTTCTATCAAAATCAGTTCACATTATGCCCAACGCCTGATGCTGGCTATACAATAGAATTGACATGCTATCGTCAGCCTATACAGGCACTTTTAGCATCCGACATGTCTGGGAACCCTGAGTTATCTGAATGGTGGGAGATTCTAGCTGTAGGCGCTGCTAAGAAGATATTTGAAGAGAGATTAGATTCTGACGGGGTCGTATTTATCGATAAGATGCTTAAAGAACGCTATGACGTTATTGAAACAAGAACTTATGCACAAATAGGGCAGGAAAGAATTGCCACTCTTTACACAGATCAACTGACTCAGAACTATGGTACCAATGGCAATATGTCAGGGTTTGGGTCGATATGAAGAATGAAAAAAAACAGAAAAGTAAGCCTCAAAAGCTTCCAGTTCTGGATAAAAAGAAAAGAATTAAATCATTACCTAACAAACCTATTCCGATGGGAGGAGGACCTTTTGTTGGGCGTCATACTACAGGATAATTTTTATTATGGCCGTTATTAAGGGAAAAGAAAAAAAAGTAAATAAACCTCTATCACCTGCGAAAGCAAAGATGAGCAAAGAGTCTCTGAAAAAGTTGCGCAATCCTAAGGCTGTGCAACCTATCGCAACAGTCTGTGTTAGTTAAGGGGGAAACTAAATGCCTATACCAACATATACACCAGGATACCCACCAGATGGGTCATCCTTAGGGCAAACAAAGGCCACTATACGAAATAACCTCGATGGAACATTCGAGACACTCGCTATTGATCACGTAAACAATAATGGTCAGCCAGGATCTAATCCTGCGGGATATCATACGATTATCCACGAGGTTACCCAAACGAATGTTACTACAGTTGCTGGAGTTAACCAAGTATTTTCCGGTGTCCCTGGAACATTGATTGTCAACGGGGTTACAACCCCTGCTCTTCCTGCTAATGGAGATACACAGCTTTATTCCTTAACAGGTGCTGGAGCATTGACTCAATTGACTGGTTACAGCGCAGCTTCTCCCGGATATGCCTGGGTAGGAGGAGTATTAATGCAATTTGGAATCGTTACTGTTACGGGAACTGGAAGTATTTCATATCCAATCACTTTGACTGCTGCTGCTTTTTCAATTCAGCTTACACAATTTAATACAACGCCAGGTGTTGTTCAATACCTTCAAGTTTTTGCATCTTCTACTACTGGTTTTACTATAAAAGTGTTTAACGGGAATGGTGCTATCTCAGTAGCACCAAGGACTATTTATTGGCTTGCAATAGGTAAATAAATGACAGGATTTCATCAAGTCTTAATTGGAGGGTATCCAGGAGGTGGTCTTACTCAAGACAGGAAACCCGCTTTGCTTGCCAATGAAGCCTATTCTGAGCTACAAAATGCCTATGTTTTTCGAGAAAGGACGAAGAAAAGAGATGGTGAAGTCCCCATGGGGCGTCTGTCTCGTGTTTTTACGACTGTCGCAATAGGTAATAGCTCAGCCTCTCCTTGGACCTTCAATCTTTATACAAAGCTTTCCATCACTCCTGAGGCTAATGCTGAAATTGCACCTGGTAGTGTAATAATTACTATTGCGACTTTAGCCACTCCTTTTATAGATCAGGGAAATGGAATTTTAAGTAATGCCACACCAGGAAACTCTGGTACAATCAACTACATGACTGGTTC